AAATGTCATGGACGATTTGCTTAATAACATAACTTGGGATCCTGTCGTACAAGTTACCGATGATCTAACTGTGTTTGTACGTCCCATGACCTATAAACAAATCAGCGAAAGCGCATTAAAAACTTTTGAAACTCAAAAGATCATGCAGGTAGTTAACAACGATAAACTTGAAGAAGCCGAAAAGTTAAAGCTGTTTAAAGAAAGTTTTAGTAAGTTAACTGACATTACACTAGGTATGGTACAGGCAAGCATTATTAGAATTGATTCTAGTGAAGGCAGCACTGACAATCCAAAGTTTATTAAAGAGTTTATTGAAAATGTTGATAAAGATATCTTTAATAAGATTCAAGAACATCTAGATCGTCTAAGAGAACTTAACACTATCAAGCCTGTTATTGTTACGGTCACGGACGAAATGCGAGAAAAAGGATTTACAGGTGACACTGTTGAAGTACCAATGGTATTTGATCCTGCAACTTTTTTCGTCTAAGGCTTTTGTATCTTGACAACGACGGCATTGATCGCGTTGTTAAAGAATATGAAAAAGATACAAAAGCCTTAAGAGAGGAACTTATTAAGATATGCTGGTATATGCGTGGAGGCATAACCATATCAGAAGCGTTCTTGTTAACTACGGATGATCGATTACTTGTTGGGCAGTTAATCGAAGAGAACTTAAAAATAACCAAAGACAGCGGACTGCCGTTCTTTTAAATTATCATCCCTAGGAAGTTACTGCGGAATTCAACGCTTTCACGTTGTATTTTTTGAAATATTGGTGCACCGCTTGCATCAACTCCAGTCTGTCTTTCACCACTTCCACCTACATAGTTCTTAAATCCAGAACCTGTTTGACTAGCAGTTGTTTTACCTGCTTGACGTTGACCTTGTAATTTGGCTTTTAACGCGGCCTGTTGTGCGGCAGTCATTTTACCATCTGCTGGAGGAGGAGTGTTTGCTGGAGGTGTAGTAGGCGCAGGCGTTGTAGATGCTGGCGCAGTTGTGTTTGTAGGAGCCGGAGGAGTTGTTGGTGCAGGCGGTGTTTGTTGTTGTGTAGGTTCTTTGCCAGCGGCAATATCTGCTGCTTGTTGCTTAAATTCAGGAGAATTAGTTACTTGTTCTGCTTCTTCAGGGCTTGCAAATTTTTGTCCCGTAACTGAATTAAACTTAGGAAGTCCTGCTGGCCATTGAGCAGGATCTGCAGCGGCTGGCTCTTGAGTAGCAGGTTCAGTAGCGGTTGTTGGTGCTGGTGCAGGAGGAGGTGTAGTAGGAGCCGGAGCAGGTTGACTTGCTGCCTTCTCAATTTGATCTGCTTGTTTAGTTAATTCAGCAGCCTGCTTTCTTAGATCTGCAGGATTTGGTCCTCCTGCAGGAGTAGTCTCAGCACCTGCTGTTGCAGGATCATTATTATAGGTTCCAGGAGGATCCTTTGGATCCCATACTGCTTTTGCATCTTTGTATCCCTGTTTGGCATCTCTCCAGGAAGCACCTAGACCACCTGCTACGTGTCCTGCTGCTTTACCGAGGAACGATCCAATACCCTCTTCTATATCTTGTTGTTCAGCGATAAGTTCATTAATTTTCATTTAGGGAATTCCTATAATATTTCTTTTATTTATAATGAGCTGACGCTCATTTGCTCTTTCGTTAACACTCAGAGCACATACTTCGTCGAAGACGAAATAATATTATTCAGATTGTTCAGTCACACTTTGCCCTGACCGGGCAAAGAAAACATTATTCGAGTTGAACATATGTCACTTAGCGTTATTGCATTACAGTGGCGGTTGGCCTGTACCACGAGCAAAGTCTTATTCCAGCGGCGGTTTGCAAATATACGCTAACATACTTACAAACGTAGGGTGTCTCTATCCCTTCATTTTGCCTAAATTCTTGTTTCAAATAACCAAACCGCGGCGAATTTGCGATCCTCGTCCTGTGAAGGATAGTGGTTAAGTGCTTGCTTCAGCGGCAAGACTGCGGATTCCTGCGACCCTGGGTCCAGGTTTCTTCTGTTCGGCACACGATATTAGCCTGTGCGAGCTTAAACTGAATTAAGTTTTGGGTTTAATGTGAGAGCCATGGACACGGACTTGTATATGTCCGTTATAGTATTCATCGGATTCTAATACTTTGCGGTCGAATTGTTCTCGGGCCTCAATGTAAGATGTTTCTGCTTTAGATTTACAATAGTATAGTATTTCGCGAGAGAAATTGTCTTTGCCTAGGGTGTTTATATCTGCTGTTAAATTAGGACTGGACCCGTAATACTCCTGCCAGTCACTGTCGATTTTGCTTCGAATCTTCTTTTTCTTCTTGGTGCCGTTCTTTAACTTTACAGTCTTGTAGGTCGTTTTACTAAATTTTGCTAACTTTTTGCCAATATATCGGCGCCCCGAAGTTGTGTTGGTAATGCAATAAACAAAACCAACACAGTCTTCGGGTAATTCATTTACAACTTGTCCTTGATAAGTCCAAGTCATTAATTATTTTGCTGCCTTGGCTTCCTTGCGAGCATTCTTTTCTTCTGTGATTTCATTGCGTCTTGCTTTTACTAACTTACTTAACTCTGCTAGAGCCTTGCGACTGCGAGTTCCGGCTGCGCTGTTACCACCTGTAAATTTTGCATCTTCTGCTAAGAATGCTTCAAATTGACTTTTTAGTTGTTCTACTGTGCTTGACATTTTTCTTTTCCTCTTTTTTAAGTTTTCGTTCTAGCTTTATATTCGCTAAGTTTTCTTTACATACTAGTTGACTTTGTTTTTTTAATTGCTTGGCTAGCAATTCAACGTCTCGAAGATGTTTCCTACATATATACCCAGGAGTCCTGCCTGTTGTTCGTACAAAAATCAAATTTTGATTATGTAGTTCTGCAAAAGCACTGACTAACTGTGAATATAAATTGTTATACTTGTTTATCTCTTCATTCAACATAGTCTACATCGTTTGAGTAACTGGTAAAACCGTTCTCTTTAATAACTCTAAGAACATTGTTTACTCGACCCTGCAACTCATCCTTGTGTGATATTAAGTATATATTCTTATTGCGCTCTCTGGCCATCTTTTTCAGGACAGCAAGGGCAGACTCTACACCAGCACTATCCATACCAGCGTCTACAAGTTCATCAATAAACAATAAATTAATACTTTGATACAGTCCTTCCCATACATCGCGGAAAGCAAAACTCATACTTAAGATTAATCTGTTACGTTCACCACGACTCAGATTATCAAAATCGAGATCCTGTCCTAGTTGAGTAATCTCAACTGTGAGATCGTTTTGGAAAACTACTCTATGCGGAAGTCCTAGCTTGTCGATATAGTAGCTTAGTCGTTTATTTAAGTAACTCAAGTTTTGATCAATGATTTTCTTACGAATAAACGAGTCTTTGTTAGTGAGCAACTTGTGTAAAAACTCTTGATGATCCTTTAACTTGGTTAAAGTGTTAACTTCTTCCCAGTTGACTTCTTGAATAGCAGTATTGTTTAATTCTTCAATCTGTTCTTCGTAAGGATTTTGTTCATCTATTTTAGCAGTTAGACTTTTTTCTAAACCATCTAAGTTATTTTTATGACCTAATGCTTCTGCTTCTGTATCATAAAAAGTCTGCGGCTTATGTGGTAATTCTCCAATAGCGGCTACTTCTTCTACAATTTTATCAAGACTGTTACTGACTTTTTCAAAATACTCTGCCGCTTCTAGCAAATGCTTGTTGGCAGTAGCAGACATTTCTTCGTGTTTATGATCATGCAGTTCTTGTTCGCAGGCATGACACTTTTTATCAGCAAGGCTTTCTAAATCTTTGCTATATTTCTTAACAGTCTTTTCGGCTTGCCCTAGAGCTGACTCTAAAGTTGCTTTTTGTTTGTTAAGATTTTTAATTTTAAGATCGTTCTCTGCCCAAGTCTTTACCTGCAAGTGTGCCGCAAGTTCAGATTCAATGTCAACATTTTCGAGTCGCATCATAGCACGACCTAAGTTTTCGATATCTGCTTCTTTCTTACTTGCCCAAGCCGAACTTTTAATTTTTAAACTGTCAATACTTTTCTGTACATTACCGTTAGCAGTTTTAATTGCTTCAATTCTAACAGTTTCAATTTGAATAGCATCTTTGCTTTCTTTAATCTGTGATTTTAATGCTTCTGCCTTTTCACTTAATAGTGTAATACCTAATAGTTGTTCAATAACTTCACGTTGTTCTGCTGCCTTCATAGACAGGAACGGTTCTGTGTAAGTGTTAAGAGCTACTAAATGTTTGAACATAGTATGAGTCATCTCTAACATCTGTTCAATGGCTTTCTGCGTTTCACGACTGTCGCCCTGCGCCTCGTCTTCTTTTTCTTCTGCTTTTAATTCTTGTTCATTAACATATAATTTAAGAATATTAGGTTTGCGGCCTCGCTCGATACGATAGTTAACGCCGTTCTTCTCAAACTCAACAGTGACTAACATGGCTTTACCGTTAGTTTTGTTGATTAGATTCTCTTTTTTAATGTTGGTAAGTGCTTGCCCGTACAATGCATAACTCAATGCATTAATCATTGTAGTCTTACCTGTACCGTTACGCGACCCTGTATCATCTCCACCTAGGTCTAGGTTAGATCCTAGAACCAGCGTGAGATGTTCTTTGTCAAAGTCTACAGCCTGTGTTTGATTTCCTACTGAAAGAAAGTTCTTAACTGTTATATTTTTTATTTTAAACATTATAGATTGTTATAGATATCGAGTAAAATTTTCTTATCAAACTGTTCTGATTCAATATTGATCAGTTGTTCGGATACAATTTGGTCAACGCTTTCAAATTGTTGATCCGGATTGTCATCTATTGTACCGTCTAGGTTAGTTTTATCTTGAATAAGACTGATTTCTCGAATGTCATACTCTTTAGTAAACGTTTCTTTAATGAAGTTTGCTTCTTCATAGCTAATATCAATGTCGAGATTAACTTTAAAGTGCATCTTAGACTTCATAATCTCGTCTTTACGATCTAATAAGTCGCTGAGTTTGATGTTTCTAAACTTAGGACAGTCTTCCCAGTTACGATATTCAGGTACTCCTCCCCATTCTAGGATCATCATGCCTCGTTCATCATCCCAGTTATCTGCAAAATTATGTGGAAACGCATTACCTATGTAATGTACATTGCCCTTGCTTTGACGTTTGTGGAAGTGACCGCTGAATACATGATCAGGTTTGCCAAAGTCTTCTGCTTTGAGTTCGCCGTGATCAGGCATCTGTACCATAGCGTTCATGTAGAACAATGGCAGTTCAAAGTGTCCAAAAACATATTTGCTGGTAAGATGTTTCATTGATTTCCACTCATCGCCCACTAGCCACGGAACAAGCGTGACTTCACCAATGG